GTTTTTGTTGCTCCACAAACAAGGCAAGAATACCATTCATTGTTTGCAATTCTGCAAGCTGTAACCGCCTGTACTGGGGTTTCTAATGAATCCTGCCTACCAATTAAAACTCTGGTTGGTTGAGGCTTTTGGGAAAAATACAACTGGGCTGCAAGATATTCAGGGTCAGTTATCGCAAACCCTTCTGTTATCATTTCTTCAAGACTTGCAAATTCTTTTGCCCTATCACCAGCAGATATTACAGCAGTATCACCTATTATAAGCCCCAAATTAAACGCATTTCTCGGGCTTGCTAAAGGTGATAAGTTAATTATTACATTAACATCAGTATTTAATGGGAGTGTTGACATATTTTTCTCCTTTTTATTGACTTATTTCTATATTTTTTTGCAATCCATTATCTGTTTTTATTGTTATATCTGCGCTTTGGATATATGGAACTGTATTTTCACGTTTAACATATTCATTAAAAGACGCAGTAAAGTCGCACCTTTCCCACCATTGTCCCTGAAACTGCTCTGGTATCCTCATAGGTGATGCAACATCTGTTATAAGGTACAAATTATTAGCATTAAACAGACTTTTATATTCATCAAGAAAAATTGAATGTTTTACTAAATCAGCACGGTCATAGCTTGAAGGGCCATAAAAAGTCCACATAACTTGGATAACTCTTGTATATTCCGATTTTTGAGTGGCATTATTAACGTCTTGTTGTGTAAAAGTAACGTTTCTTAATCTGTTTATTGGGCTATCAACTTCAACTACCTTTAAATAAGCGTAATCCTTACCGATTTCAAAAGCTGGTTGCCCATCAGTAGGCCAAGATATCCTTACTTTATCCTGATGTAGAGAATTTTCAGGATTAAATCCTAATATTTTTGTAGTAATTGACCAGAAAATATTTTCCAACTGGTCTTTTGTGTTTACAATATTAACCATTAATTACCCTGTTTTCTTACAGCTAAAGCCTTATAGTATCCATAATCAACGTAAGGAAATACTTGTAAAATTCTGTATCTTTGCCCTTTCCATTCTATTTCGTCAGAGGTTCCGGCATTATTGACTTCGTTCCTGGTCTGAAATAACTCTTGAACAGAATGAAAACTCATCATGCCAAGGATTCTGTCACCTTCTGGCATTTGGGCTATGTCATCAGGATTAGCAACCGCCACAACCCCGGATAAAGTAAAAGCTTGCTCATCCTGCACAAATTTTCCCTCACTCCAAGAACCAGTTTTTCTATAAACTGTAAAAGATTGGGAAAAATTTGGACTATTTATTATTCTTGAAACGTTAATTAACGGCATTATTTATTCCTTAGAACCCAGGTTATAGCTCTTCTTAATTGCCCCGTATCAATCAAAGGGTTAAATGGATTTTTTCCTGCTTCTAGCATATTTTTGTATTTTTTTCTTGTTGTTTTACCAACCGAATAAAGCCTTGATTTTATAGTAGAATCAGCCAGCGGTTCCCAATTATTTTTAGGGTTTGTAAACCAGTCCGACGCAGCGCCAGCAACTAAAGCACCAACTTGGTTTAAAATCTTTTTTACTTCATCTTTTTTGCCATCAAGTGCAGCTGGTATAGCTTCCTTGAATTTTTCAGAAATTTCTTCGCTTTTATCTTCTATTGCAGGCTCTAAAAATGGTCTGGCCGGCAGATTATTTGCGGGAGAGCCCACCGTGTGAATATATGCTAATTCAGCATTTGTCATCTCGTCGGCTTTTCTCTCAGTCTTATTTTCAGGAATTCCCACTAAAACATCGATATTTTCAAGGTAATCAAGAGCTTCAAATATTTCTTTTGTCTTATCAAAAACTATTTTGACAGACTGAAATTGTTCCATTACGGCCTAGCCCCACCGCCAACCGACTGAACATTACCGCATAAAAATGGGATTATCATAGATAAATACTTAAGTCCGTAATCAGTCTTAGCATATCCATTTAAAATAGGGTTTTTTAGGTATATTTCAGGTATTGAATAACTTGCAGAAACATCGCCAACTGATTCAGAGTTAATAATATGCCTGCCTACACTATTAAGATTGCTATTAGCAACCTGTATATTTAAAACCAAATTATGGGCAGTTAAATATAAAAAACCAAGCAATAAAACATCATCATTAGGAAATAAACTTAAGTTTATTGATGATGAAGCTTCTAACAAAGCCCTGTTTAAGTCTGGATCATATATATCTTGGTTAGAGAAGTCACGATTAAAGAAACTCCTAAAATATGATGCGGTTACATTATCTATAGTGGAATTTCCGGTTACCATGACTTCTCCTTATACCTTTATTTATTTTCCTGGCTTTGCACTTCTGGCTTTTTACCTTTGCCGTTATCTTTTGTTGTTTCTTCTGGATTTTTTATCAATTCTGCTGATTTAGCAATTTCTTCTTTTAATGCCTCATTTTCAGTTTTCAAAGCATCTATTTCTTTTAATATTGTTTCATTATCTTCTAATGCTTTGTCTTTTGCTTCTTTCAGCCCTGCAACTTCACTGTTTAATTGCTGAATAGTTGATTTGTGAGTGATATTTTCAGATTTCAATGAGCCAATTTCTTCTTTTAATGCCTCATTTTCAGTTTTCAAAGCACTATCGTCAGGAACATCAACTATATCTTTTGCTGCAATTAACTCATTAGGGAATAATTTAAGTAATCTTTCAGCTTCCTTTTTTTCAACTTCTTCTGATGAGTTAGGCTTTAAATCGGCTGTTAAAATGTTTCCTTTTTCATCTACTCCAGCCTTTACAGTGATAATTCTTTTTCCTTTGTTAAATAATTTCATAATGTTTCTCCTGTTTTTCTCTTTAAGTAAATAGTTCAAAAAATTCGAACGATTTACAAAAAGAGAGCCAGAAAGCTCTCTTTTTCCTTTAATAATAAAAATAGCCTATTGATAATCGAAATAAAGGATTTCTTTATATCTACGACTGAACACGCCTGTATATTGACCGTATGCAGCCGATTGCCAATGAAATCCGTTAACTGTATCCTGAATAGTTGTTGTGTAATCAACCGGGATATCCATTTCAAGAGTATCAACATCATTTTTGTAAAGTACATACCTATTTTTACCGGCACTATTCTGCGTTGATTGCGCATAAACAAGCGGAAGAATCTTGAAGTTGGGATTTCCGGTCATTTCTTTAAATGTATCAAGCAGATATCCCAGCTTGGTTTTACCGATACCGGCATACGTTGCAGCTGAAGCAGCAACACCTAAGCCTAAGAAATCAGCAGTTGGGATTATGAAGGTGTCAGGCATTGTTGTATAACTACAATTGGCCTGATATGCTGCCAATAATCCTGCAACCAAAGTTTGGAACTCTGCTTCTGTCATTGAACTAATAGTTTTTGTTATAAGAGTTGTATTGGATGTTACGGTGGTTAAACCGAGTAATCCAACAACATCAGGATCAATTGCTGAACCACAGAAAGCAATTTTTTGAATACCAAGGCTCCAGTTTTGGTATCTTGCTTTTTCTTTTTGTTCTATTAATGACCAGCTGCCGGATTTTGCAGCCTGTTGAATATCAAATAATGAATATCCGATGGCCTTTGCCCAATTTACAATTTTAATGTTTAAAGGTTCAATTGCTACATCAGCTTCAGGAAGCCTTGAATTGTTAGCACCTGTGTTGATAACTCCGGCCTCGAAATCTGAACCAGTTGAAAATGCAGTATAAGCAAGTAAGTTTGTACTGAATGCACCTTCTCCAACTACTAAAGGAATATAATCAGCGATCGGTACCTCATAGAATTTCTGCTCGGTTATTTTCCTTTTTATTTCGGTTAAGGTGGTTATAGGAATTTCGAATCCAAGCGCGTTTTGAAGTTCTTTTACATCTTCTTTTGAATTGGCAAGAACATTTCCCCAAATATCACGGATTGATCCATCTGGACATACTAACAAGTTTTTTGTGTGTGGTATTTTTATACCCATTTTATTTTTCTCCTTTTTTCTGTGAAATTAACTAATAAAATAACCCTCCCTTTTATTCAGGAGGGCTTATATCTATAAAATTAGAGGATTACATTTATGCGTCTGCTGTGACTCTTGCGAAGTCTGTGCCAGTGCCTCTTAATAATGCTGTTTTAGTTGATGCAACGGCAACACCAGTTTGACCTGCTGCTTTCATTGTGATTATCTGACCTGATGTATTTACAAGAATATAAACCTTACCAGCAGTCGGAGTTGCAACAATGTTTCCAGCTGCATCAGCATTTGTTACAACTAATACATTTGCTTTTGCCTCGACTGCGCTTAATGTCCAATCAGCATGAGCACCGGCATAATCATGACTAGCAACTCCAAATGTAAGATTTGGAGCAGGAAGTGCAATATTAGCTTCAAGTTTTGCAGCTGTTACTCTAATAGGATCAATAAATACTCTGACAAGATTTGTATCTGCAGCAGATTTATCGATTGCTTTACCTATACAGGTATTTCCAGCGGTCTGTGTTAATACTTTTGTGCCAGATACTTGGAACATTAAATCTGTTCCTGGTGCGAAAGCTGCAGCGGCTTCCATTACCTGAACACAGCCTGCCCCTGCAATCTCAACGGCATCGCCAGCAGCGAATTCGTTCCCTTTTATGTTGTAACAAACGAAACCGAAAATTTCGTCTGTAATTCCAGCAGCTAAAACTTCAGGAACTTTCGATGCTGTATCTGCTAACTTAACAGGCATACCGGGAGTTAATGCGGTTGCTTGCGCCTGCGCTATCCTGCAGGAAATTACGTTAGTGTTCATATTAAGGTCCAAAGAACCTTTGTTTTGTGTTAAAGCAAATTGGTTTGCATAAAGTGTCATCGTTAACTTTCTCCTTTTTTATTACTATTACTGAACTTTTGGCTTTTGTGCTGAACCGTATCTAACTGCCCCTCTTTTTACTTTATCCATTGAGGAGTCGTATTCTTTTTCATTTTGGAGTTCTTCATTGCCTAATTCTGCGGCTTTTTTAAGGCTGAAAAAGTGGGTTTGGTCATTATCTTTAGAATTATCCTTTTCTTTTTCTTTGTCGTCCTCGTTCTTTTTGTCCTCATCTTCGTCTTTTTTATCTTCATCAGATTCATTTTTCTTTGAAGCTTTTTTGTAGGCATTAACGAGGTCTTTAACTTTTACTTTTTCGCCGTCAACTTCGATTTCATCATCCATGTTGACTTTTTCTTTTTCTTCATCCTCTTTTTTCTTTTCCTCATCAGCCTCATTTTTCTTAGCATTTTTATATGCTTCAACGAGGTCTTTTAAAGGGATTTCTTCGTTTTCTGAAATTTCAACTACTGCATTTTGTAGTTCTTTTTGATTTTCAACTTCTTTTTTTTGAAATAATTTGAATACCATTGCTTCTTTCTCCTTTTTACTATTTTCGTATATTGTTATATCTTCATATCGTGGATTTGGAACAAGTGCTAAATGCGTAAATTCACCGTTTAAAATTTCTCTATCGTAAGGAACGCTGTGCCATTCGCCGCCCATGCCCCATTCTGTAGGAATATAAGCGCAGGAAACAGACCATCCATCTTTGATTTTCTGATTACCTTCGTCGGTAAAGACCACAAAATCACAATGGAAGGACGCATCAAATTCGTGATATCTAACAGCTGAAACATACCCGTCAGCGTGTTCTTCCATATTTTCAGGTTTAATATCATCTTTATGAAGAATAATAACCGGGCGACCTTTCAGGGTGTGCATCATTCTGAAAATAGCGTCGTTTTTTATCAGTATTGTTTCATTGGCATACTTGCAAACGCCTTGCTCAAGAAATTTAGCACCATATGTCTTAGCCCAGTCTTTAGCATTTTTTTTCATCTTTTTTGTATTTTTCCTTTATAATTTTTTAATGAC